CTTTAAGCGATTATCTAATAACAGATTTTTGGGTTAAATCAATGATAGAAAAATACAATGGGTAAATGGATTCTTTTTTTCATGGTTTTTATAAACGCACAGGTTATTTGTGCTCATATGGGGCACAGAACGAAGCGTATAAAACGAACTGAGGATAAAAATGGTAGAACGTTTTATGCTTCAACGAGTTACACGGATTGTAGGATTATGCGCCCGTAAAACGAAACGTTTACATTGCTTTACTTTTGGTTTACATTTAAGGCGTGTTGAGGCGTAAAACATTGGCAAAAGGTTTACACAAGCTTACAAATGGTTTAAATAGATGTGTAGTGGGACAAATAGAGGGCGGGCTATCGCTCTTTTTTTGTGCTTTATAAAAAAAATAAATAGTTATTTTATTCCATATAAGTATTATTTAGTATATTTGCATCATAAAAATATAAGTTATGGCAAAAGTTATACACGTACATTTGATACACGGATTAAAGGAAACGAAGCGAAAAGATTGGTATTTCAGCAGCATTTCTGCCGTTTATACTGTATTTACGCCTGAACAGGTTGGTGCTACACGTAATTACTTGCTCCATGCTGGACTTTCAGGCAATGGTTCCATCATCACGAAACAGGCTGTAATAAAGCAGTCTACGCTTATTTCTGGCGGTTCCAGAGCAACGTATAAAGATTAAGAAAGAAAGGGCTTAGAACAGCATTTAAATATCGTTTAAAAGGGGGTAAAGCCGTACTGGTTTTGCCACCCTTTTTTTTATGCGTTTTTGAGCGTTTTTAGATAGTGGTTATTCACGTGCTTATTCAAAGTGGTTATTCATTTTTATAAAAGTGGTTATTCAAAAGTGGGTTTTGAGGGGGTATGATACGAGGGGGGAAGAATACCACTTTTTCAAAGATAAGTGCGTTTTTAGTGTCGATAGCCCCCCCCCTAAATGCCACCACTTTTTAAAACTACACCTTATTAAATAACGCTATATCAGACAGTTTCCTGTTTTTTGGAGCATAAAAGAGGGGGGGGACTGAGAAATGGGAGTGAATGAGGGAGAACGGAGGGTGCAAGAGAGATACGCTTGGATATGCTGGAAGGTGCATTCGTAGCCATTGGGTCAGAAGAACTTGCTAATGCTGCCGACAACCTCAAAGATGTTGATGATGCGGCTGACAGCGAACTCCTGCTCGTCGAAATTGGGATTTATGGGAACATACCGGAGGAAATCCTTAGAAGACCCCTTGCGGAGAATCTTGATGGTGCGAATGGTGTCAAGAACCACTGCGTATATCTCGCCGAACTGAATGTCGTCGAGGGTGCATGGGCGTAGTGCAATGATGTCGCCGTGGTTGATTTGCGGTTCCATGGAATGTCCTGTGACGTTACACCAAAGATTCGCCCTGTCAAAGCCGGGCACAATGATGTTGCGTTCTGGCAATGATACCTGTGAGTTATAGACCTCACTAAATCCTCCAAGAAAATCTACGTCATAATAAGGTTGTCCCACCTTGGGGTCATAGCTGACCATTGAGGATTCCGACTCGTTAGTGTCCTTACTCTTAAGCATATCGCCCTCGCCGGTGAGGAGCCAATCAATAGATATTTGTTCACACTTTGAAAACACAAGTGGAATATCAATTGAATTCCTGCTCTTCCAATTAGACAACGTAGCTTTACTTATACCAAGTAATTCTGCGAGTGCATTATCAGAAGAGAGGTTTAAGCCACTTTTAAGCCTTTCTATTGCGTCTTTTGAAGAAATTGTTTTCATTTTGTGAATTTTATCGCCAAATAATTTGGAAGTTTTCAAATTGTGTACTACCTTTGCAGCGTGTTCCATTTGGAAGTGCGCCCAAAGATACGAAAAAGGGGTGTGATTTGCAAATTTTAAAGATTAAAGAATATGAATGAGAAACTTTTAGATAGAGTGAGTGTTGAAAAAATAGATGCGTTGGTTGATGCATTAAGCGAGGTGATAAGTAGCATGCGCATTACAGCAGAGAATAGCTATTCCTGTTATCGTAACGAAGCATATTGGGCATGTTATTCTTTAAGGAATATGATGTTTACATCTCTAAGACGTCGTGAACAAAAATTATCAGGTGAATAGATTGTAAGTATAGTAAGGCGGCTACGTCCGAATGGTAGCGGATCCAGAAACGTCTCAGCAACTGGGGTTCGATTCCCCACCGCCTACATTTTAATGATTAAATATTGAAGATTATGAGCAACAAAAGATTTTCTGCTACTGAAATCTCAAGATTTCTGAATGAGCGTTTACAAGACAGGCGGGCAATTCGTAACTCAGAAGCGCATGATAGGCCTCAAAAACTTGCTGAAGATGCAGTGCGCGCTGCATTCCGACAGAAATTAACAGCACCACACGGGCGGTTAGTTTCTCACTTCCATCTTCTTGTGCGTATTGACCGACAGAGGGCTGTATGTCAGTATTGCGGTCAAAGCTACCCTTTAACGCCTTCAGGCGATTTAGACAGGGGGCAATTAGTTCAAGAAGCACTTTCTCGTCCATTGTTTGGTCGAGAGGGACAATGTCGATTGTAAGTAATACTTCAGGTACCATATTTTTTCTATTTGGAATTTGGCTATAAAGTTAGTGAAAATAAACGAATTAAACTAAGTGAGATTATGAAAAAGTACATTCACATACAAAAAGCAGACCGCGAGTTTATCGCAAAATTATTCGGGATTACCGAACGCACCATCTTCAACGCTATTCATTTTGAGGATATGAGTGAGGGTAATGAGCTTGCCAAGAAGATACGCAAGGTGGCCTTGGAACGTGGTGGTATCGTGATGGTGGAGGCACCTGAGACAGAAGTCCTACACGATGCAGACGGCTACATGCGCTACTATATTGCTGGTGGTATTTTGTTGGAGTTTTCGAAGAAGGAGCCTATATGCGACGTGTACCAAAGGGGTAAAAAGGTACGCCACTTTGATAACGTGATGACAAGCGACATACAGGGCATTCAAGACTGGGCAGCAACATTGAGATAAGGAGGTTGCGATGGAGTATTACAGTAATAAACTTTGCATAAGCTACAACGAACTTGTGGATGGGGGTATAATGACAGCTTCCAACTACAATAACCTTACCTATCGAAAGAAGGTGAAGGTGGTTCGCCATGGTGGTGGTGCAAATGGCTGTTGTGCTCTGATTGCCATAGACAGTTTGCCAACCAAATACAAAGAGGCTGTCGAGAAACTGTATCCTGGCGGCGACGAGGTTCGCATCAAGACATGGGTGCTTTCTAATTACGAAATAGACCAAGCAGCCATTGCCTTCTTCCATGACCGCAGCAAGACAGGCATCGACCTTGACGAGAAAAAGAAACGTGAGTACATCACCAATGCCTCAGTGCTGAACTGCTGCATCAAACTCTATGAGCGAGCAAGAGACAGCCAACGCCTCTTCGGTGGTAAATACAATTGGGATATGATGACCAAGACCATTGAAACCCTACGTGAGGAACTGGAGCACACGCTCCCTGCGAGCACGCTGCGCTTCCGGAAGAAGGTAAACGACTACAAGCGCAACGGCTACGGCTGTCTGATAAGTGGCAAGTTCGGTAATCAGAGTGCAAGAAAAGTGGACTACAAGACCAAGCTGTTGGTTCGTGGTTTGGTGGTTCTACCAAACAAGCCTTACAACAGCAACGTACATGAGATGTATATCAGCTTTGTATGTGGTGAGCTTGATGTTTACAACCCGAAGACCGGCGAGCTGTTCAATCCCGACGATTTCACGGACAAGAACGGAGATCCGAAGTATCTCAGCGAAAGCACCATCAACAATATACTGAACGAACCAGCAACCAAGATGCTGATAGAGAAGTCGCTGTCGAGCTGGAGCACCTTCATGCACGAGCAAATGCCTTATATGCACCGCCATAACGGACGCTTCTCGCTGAGCCAAATCACAATGGACGACGTGGACTTGACGCGCAAGCTGAAGGACACGAAGCAGCGGGTGCATGCCTACTATGCCTACGATGTGGTGAGCCAGTGCGTGATTGGCGCAAGCTATGCGAGAAAGAAGGACGAGAGGCTCGTGGTAGATTGTTTCCGAGATATGTTTCGCTTGATAGCCCGCCACGGCTGGGGTATTCCTGCTGGTATCGAAGTTGAGAACCACCTGATGAGCCAGTACAAGGAGGGTTTCTTGAAAGCTGAGACGGTATTCCAGTTCGTGCGTTTCTGCGCCCCTCTGAACTCACAGGAGAAATATGCCGAGCCTCTGAACGGTGCGAAGAAGCGCAGCGTGATACACAAGAACCACGAGGGTATCGGTCGTTTCTACGGTAAGGGCAAGTGGCGTCAGGAGTATCAGAAAATCAGCGACGAGACCAACGAACTCTACGAGGACAAGGAATATTTTACTTGGGAGCAGCTGGTAGCTGACGACCGCAAGGACAATGAAGAATGGAACAACACCCTGCACCCGAATCAGAAGATGTATCCCGGCATGACACGCTGGCAAGTATTGGAAGCGAACATCAATCCCAATCTGCTGCCATACGATGCGAGAATGCTTGCCTACCATATCGGCGAGCGGGTGGAAACAAGCATTCGCAGGAACTCGACCGTAAGGGTGGCACACGAAGACTGGTGGCTGAGCAGCACGAGAGTACTGGAACGATTGGAGCCGAACAATTACAAGGTTACCGCCTGTTATCTGCCTGACGATGAGGGCGCACCACAGGAGGTCTTCATCTATCAGAAGGGTAAGTACATCGACACAGTTGAGAAAGTGAACACCTACAGCCGTGTGATGGCCGAGCAGACGGAAGAAGACCGAGTTGCATTTGTGGAACAACAGAAGAAGATAGCGAAGTTCAACAAATATGTCGAGGACAATGCCATCGACAGATTGGGAGTGATGAAACCGAGCCAACAGGCACAGCAGGAGGATCTTCAAGTGCTGACAGTCTCCGTCCATCAGGAACATGAGCCGAAAATGCCATTGCCAAGCGCATCAAGCCATGCGGTAGCTGATATATAGATAAAAGTCTGATGGTGTAAGGCGGCATACCATGTTGAAGGAGGGCGGACAGGTGAAGTCTTCCGAGTGGAGGTCCAAAGGTTCGAGTCCTTGGCAGACACATATAAGAATAACGATTAAATGCCATTGGAATATGATTAGTGAAACTCAAAAACAGCGGATACTGGAGGCGATAGCAGCCAACCGCAAGAACTATCCGAGCGATGCGAAGCACGCATCGGCACTGGGTATCTCTCCAAGTGTCTATAACAGTTTGAAAAAGGGACAGACGGAGAAAGCACTGAGCGATGCCAACTGGGTGAATATCGCCCGGAGGCTGGCCGTGAATCTCCGCGAGACGATTGAGTGGAAAGGGGCACAGACAGAAACCTTCAAGTATGTCAGCCTGCAGATGGAGGCGTGCCAGGAGCGCAGCCTGAGCGTAATACTCTGCGACCTGCCAAACATAGGCAAGACCTATACGGCACGCTGGTATGTGAACGAGCACCGCAACGCCGTGTATGTAGACTGCTCACAGGTGAAGACCAAGCGTGCGCTGGTAAAGAAGATAGCAAAGGAGTTTGGTGTGGGAACCAGCGGTAAGTATCAGGATACCTATGAAGACCTTGTATATTATCTGCGCTCTATGGAACGTCCATTGGTAGTGCTGGACGAAGCTGGAGACTTGCAGTATGAGGCTTTTCTGGAATTGAAAGCTCTGTGGAATGCTACGGAAATGTGCTGCGGCTGGTATATGATGGGAGCTGACGGACTGCGTGCCAAAATCAACAGAATGGTAGAACATCAGAAGGTAGGCTATGCCGAGATATTCTCACGCTATGGCGGCAAGTACAGCCGTGTAACGCCTGACCAAGAAGATGACCGCCGTCAGTTTCTTATGGAGCAAGCCCGCGCCGTGGCAAGCGTGAACGCGCCGAAAGGCACGGACATCGGTCAGTTAGTACGCAAGAGCGGAGGCGGTCTTAGAAGGGTTTATACAGAAATCGAAAAAATAAAGAAAGGAGCATAATATGACAAAAATAGAAATGGAAGCTATGGAAGCCGTTATCGGTATCCGAAAAGAAATGGCAAAGGCTAATGAGATAGACTGGGAGCAGCGCAGGTATGAGATAGCAAAAGAATGTATGCCAACAGTATATAGCATAGCCGTGGATGTGGCAAAAAGAAAAGGCGATATTATGAAACCACAATATATAGCCTCCGTAGCTGTAGATATAGCTGATGTTCTAATTGAGGAATTGAAAAAGAAGAAATAATAATGGTCAAACGCGCATACAGTCCGAAAGAGATTGCAGCCAAGAAATGGGTAACATTGCCTTGGGGTGAGCAATGGAGTGAACCGTTTGGTTTTCCAGCTGAGAACGCTTCCTGGTTCATCAGCGGTGCCAGTGCTCAGGGTAAAAGCTCGTTCGTGATGCAGTTGGGCAAAGAACTGTGCAAGTACGGTCCTGTTCTCTATATGAGCTATGAAGAAGGTGTAACCCAACCTTTCCAGCGTCGTATGGACTATTTGAACATGAATGAGGTGCAGGGGCGTTTCCGAGTTATAGATGACGAGTCGATAGAGGAGCTTGAAGCGCGACTTGCCAAACCAAAGTCCGCAAAATTCATCATCGTTGATTCCTTTCAGGTGGGCTGTAATAATTTTGGTTGGAGTTACTCATCTGCCGTTACACTGATGAAGCGATTCAGTCGCAAGTGTTTCATCTTCATAAGTCAAGAATATAAGAGCGAGCCAATGGGAAAGCCTGCCGTGAGCCTGAGATATATCTGTGATATGAAGGTTCGGGTTATGGGTTATAAAGCCTACTGCTTAGGTCGAAGCGTCGGTTCGGCAGGTACCCACTATGTTGTGTGGAAAGAAGGGATTTTGAAAACAAGTAACAATCTATGACTATATGAGCAAGGAAAGACGGATAATTGAAATTGAACCAGGTCGAATGACTCCAGGTGGAGGTATGACAGACCATATCGAGAGCCGTGGACACCAGTGCCCATACTGCCAAGGCAACGGCTACCACTGGCAGGAAGACGAGTGGCAGGAACGCTATAAGAAGGAGTGTCCGATATGTAAGGGCAGCGGCAGACTCGACGCCGTGATAACCGTCGAGTGGAAAGCAGAAGAATAGCAATGGAAAGAAATAAATACAGCAAAATAATCCTATCTGAAGCAGAACAGCAATGGATGCGCGATAACTTCTGTAACACCAAAAATGCGGAAGTGGCAGAACACCTTGGTATCTCGCACAGAACAGTAGTGAGGATTGCGCGGGAGATGGGATTGGTGAAACACCCGGAATTTACAAAAGCCATGCAGCGAAATGCTTCCGAACACGCTGCCAGAAGGAACAGAGCCAATGGTGGCAATGCTGGAGCGAAGAACCTGTTGATTTACGGCAAGGCTTACCAGTTCAAGAAAGGAGAACGGCAGAAGGATAAAATGTCGGCAGAAGCCTTTGAAGCCATGCACCGCCACATTGGCGAACAGCGCAAGAAAACCTTCAAGGCGGAGAAGCGCAGAGTGATATTCGGTTTGGAGCAAAAGACAAAGCTTCGGGTGGTGCAGGCACCGAAAGAGAAAATATGCTTCCGTAATGGTTTGCGAAAGAAAGGCTATGAGATAGCCCGTGCTTCCAATGAGGCGTTCATAACAGCGGCAACTCATCGCTCGGAAGTGATGGAGCGCAGGGCTATATCAATGGGAATAAGTTTTACATCAATTTAATATAAACGATTATGAGCAACTTTTTAGAAGAAATCAAGAGACGTATTCAGGTGTGGCACGAACAGCGTGCTGCAAGTATTGAATACAAGCGTCAGACACAACTCGACGCAGAGGCACGTGAAGTCGTGCAGGTAATGGAATTCAATGGCGAGCTATATGCATGCGTGAATGGTGTCCCCCTGTTCGGTGTCGGCGACATCAACGGTACCTTGCCCGAGGCAGTGGCCAAAGCCCGTCAGAACTACAAAGATTGGAAATCAGAGAAATTATGGGAGAAGACAGGAATTACGCAAGGTTTTATACCTTGCTAAAAAAGATGCCCGGCGCAGATAAGGAGACGTTGGTGGAGCAATATACCCACGGTCGAACAACCCATCTGCGTGAGACTTCCATGCAGGAGTACAATACGATGTGCAACGATATGGAACGAGTGACGGGGTTTGATAAGCACAGGGAGGCTATACATAAGGAACTCAAACGAAGGCGCAGCGTATGTTTGAAGTTGATGCAGCAGCTCGGTGTGGATACCACAGACTGGGCGCGAGTAGACAACTTCTGTCTGAATTCCCGTCTTGCTGGTAAGCCTTTCAGGAACATCAGCATAGAGGAGCTTGAAGACCTCGCTGTAAAACTGAGGACTATCAAGCGTAAGGGCGGTCTTAAGCCACAGCAAGCACGGGAAGAGCAGAAGAATACGACCTCATTTGTTTATGTCCCGATGGGTAATATAGCAGAAAGTTAATGAATATGACACCAAGAGAATTTGTAAATCGTGCGATGGAACACATCAAAGAACTTACGGAGGGCTTAAGCGAAGCGGAGTATGACAACTGCCTTGAGCAGCTTTCCTTTGAGATTGAGGATGAGCGCCAGAAGCTGAACTGGTCTCCCGACTTTGAAGATTAGTTTTATTTATCAACCTATAAAAAAGAAAAGACAATGGAAAATAGTATTGAAAGAGCCTTCCGCAGTTTAGGCAGAACAAAAAAGTCAGAGTTTATATCAGAACACATTGAACTTGCATCAAGCAAGGCTATGGCAAATTATGTCAAGGATTATCTGTTTGATGTGCTTAAAGACGTAAACGATGACGAGTACATAGCAATGTACCTGAGAGAGAAAGGATATACAGTAACCAAATAAAACAATATCACTATGGCAACAAGAAAGAAAAAAGTTATTATCACAGGCGTAAGCAGAGAAACCGCCGACGAAGCGTTCGCAACCTATGCCAAGAGCGACGCACAGATACAGAAGATCAATGCAGAGATAGAATTGCAGTGCGCTAAATTTCGCGAGAAGTATGCCGACAAACTGGCAACCCTCTCAGAGGAAAAGGACAAAGCGTTCGATACCCTGCAGGCCTTTGCTACGGAGAACCAAGCAGATTTGTTCTCCAAGAAGAAGAGCCTTGAAATGGCTCACGGCGTTATAGGTTTCCGAACTGGAACACCAAAACTGAAGACGCTGAAAGGCTTCACGTGGGCAAGCGCATTACAGCTTGTTAAGCGTTTCCTACCAGACTATATCCGCCAGACAGAAGAGATTGCCAAGGATAAGCTGCTTACTGATCGTGATGGTAACGTGTCAATGGAGGTTTCGGACTCTCCATCACTTGTAGAAGTTCCTATAAGGCAGGCTATGACGGAATGTGGTATACAGGTTACGCAGGATGAAACCTTCTATATCGAGCCCAAGAAGGAAGATACAGGAGTGTGATAAGGCTGGCGACTTGGAAACAAAGTTCGATGTGGTGCAGAAGAACACCGTAAACTACTACTGCTCAAAAAAGAACCCCAAAATGAACGCATAGAGCCGAGCTTCTGTAGGCTGTGTTTTTTGAGAGAAGAAAACTAAAAAACACCCATCAGTGTGTGCGAACACATAATTGGGTGTTTTTTTTATTGATAATTGATGAAAAAATATGTAATTACTTGCAAATAAGCAGATTATTTGCTACTTTTGCAACTATGGGGAAAGGAAGAGATAAAGGACTGATAGAACTGCGCGACGAAGCCTTGTGCCGTCGTTACTATTATTGGACGGAGGAGAAACGCCTCCGTTTTGACGATGCCCTTCGCATTCTGTCGAGACAGGAGTTCTTTATCAGTGAAGAACGCATCATGAGTATCATTCGTCGCAAGTGCAGTGAGATAAAAGATATTCAAGTGCGCCCGGTTCCTAAAGTCAGAATGCCACACCTTACGGCGAAACAGTTGGAGCTCTTTTCAGAAGTGGAAAGGTAAAAGGCTACAGAAGCCTTTTACCTTTTTTATAAGGCTGCAGAACCATCGTGAAGTTCAAATTGAAATACGTATTCATATACCTTTATCATTCCAGGCAGTGAATAACATCTTGTTTTCGTTCGGAACATTGCTCCCATATTGTCGCTATGGCGGGAGCACTGAAGAGTTGTATACAGGCGATTTGCCATCTGCAGCCGTTCCGACACCTTTGCGGTTGTTCCGGAACCGATGTGCGTATCATCGTAGCAGTCGATGGCAAGACGGGCGGTAAGCGTAACCATACCCTTTTGTGTGCCCATGCCGATTTCCTCCCAGTCTGCCTCCATATTGCCAATAAGTGCACAGGGGAAAGTTACAGGGTATGTGTCCTCGGCTGTTTCCAGTTGTCCGTAGTCCTCGTCTACGAGCGAAAGTTCAGGCATCCCATCATTGATGAGCTTGAGGATAGATATAAAAATTTCTTCCATTTGCTATAAATCTAAAGTGTTCATGATCTCATGTTCTATTTTCTCGTTTATGCGTTGCTTCAATTCGGCACTCTCACCGATAAACTGACGCTTGGGAATTTTTACGGAAAGTCTTGTCTTTCGGGTAAGTGCAAGATTGCGCCAAAATTCAGCCTGCGGAGACACTGACTGAGCAGGACTTTTCTTTTTCCCTTTTTGTCCCTTCGAAGACTTGTAATACATATACCATGCAAAACGGCGCATCTTTGGCGTTACCGTAGGACTGACCGTTCCTCCTTGGTTATGCACGGCTGCATAAGGCAAATCGTTGGAGACGGTTACACGGTAGTCTCCTGGCACATACTTGACAGAACCGAACAGGTGGTTGCGCCCGGAAAGCAATGGGTTGTAGGAAGCCGCTGCCGAAGCAGAACCAGACAGTTGTCGCTTTGTTGTCGGCCACTTCTGCAAGCCACGATTAACGAATCCTCCCTTGCGGAAGTTATCCTGGTAATGGTCTTTCGCCATACGCCCAACCTTGATAGGGAGCTGCCGTCGCATGAGCTGCTCAATCTCCCTACTTTGGCTTTTTATGAGCTCTGAGAAAACTTTTATGTCCATTTGCTTGCTTTTTTTAAAAATAAGTTGTATATTTGCAACAGCTTCATAAAGAAGTTAGCATGTGCTACGGCACGTTGCATCGCGGAGGGACTCAGTTTCCTCCGTTGTTTTTATAGAAAGTACCATCTTTATAGAATAATCTCACGTTTCCTTTTTCGTAAATCCATACTTCGTCTATGGCCTGTTTGGGCAAATGAATCCGCGCCATTATCTGCTTTCTTATAAAACGTTCCGAACACCCTTTGGTATTATCAATTATAATACGAGAAGACTGGTCAAGACCATGGGACAGCATGCGTCCTACCTTCTTCTTGTTCCATGGTTTTATGAAACCTTCATACTCATAGAAAACTCCGTCTACTTGAAAATCAGGACACTTTCTCTCGTATCGCGTACCAATGAGCGAACCGTATATACTTCGATACTCTTCGGACTTATGATGTAGCCGTGGAGTTATCCTCACCGTCTTACCTTCTTTTGCGAAAATTCTTGCTATGGTCAATATTGCCTTGTAGTCATTTTTGTCTTTATCTGCATCGGAATGGATATAAAGCGTTCCTCCGTTTGGGTACTTTCGCTCCAGCTTGAAACCATCTGCGCCAAGCCTGTCGATACATTTATCAATATACGGACAGGAATAACAGTCCTTCACCCTGTTTGTGAATAGATTCTTTAACCTGTTCTTTAGGTCAGGGCGATAGAAGTCGCAATCCTGGCACGATTTCGGGAAGTACGGGTGGTCGTCTGAGAAAGTCTCGCCTGTCATGCCCGGATTACCCGTCAGTCCCGCTTGTGGTTGTGAAACCTCGTCGTTGTCAGGCACAGGTGTAATAGGCTCGTCTGTACTTGACAGGCTGCACTTGCAGTTCCATCGGTCGCCTGGTCGATGCTCGTTCCAAAGTTTATCATTAACAGGTCGAATGACTCCCCAATAATGGCGGTGGTCTTCGCCAGGGTGCAAGCTTGTCGATGGCATCCACTTGAGGTTAGGCAGCACATCGCTCTCGCGCTGGAACTGTTGCCAGTCGGCAGCCTGATGCGCACGGAGCACCGCCGTGTCATATTCTGTCTTCAACCATGCGCCACACTGATGCGACGCTATCGGCAGAACATCTTTCAACCACTGTTTGAACGGCTTTAAATTGCCGTTTGAATCCATCAGACGAGCAACCATGTCGTTCTGCATGCGATGCACCTTGAATGCCGAGAACACATCGTTGCTGTGGCGCAGCTGCTGTTGGAAGTCCCTGTCGTGGTCAGAGGCAGCGAAAGCCCCATCTGTCGCTTTGTTGAACACATCCCGCAGTGCTTCAAAAAGGTGTGGCTCAATATCAGTATCGACATTGAACTTCTTCTTGTAGATATTTTCAAGTGCCTTCCTTAATACGCTTTCGCTGATTTCCATATCAGCAAAAGGTGCGTCGTCAGCATCGAAATAGGTATGATTGACTACCAGTCTAAATGAGCCCCGTCCTTCGGGGCTTTCACGAAAAAAGAGCGGAAGCGGTTCTTAAGTTTTGTTTTTTGTGATTTGTTATTATGAGAGTCATTTTTCCTCTCTTTTGCCTTCTTCTGCTGTAAGGTATTCTCACGCACTTTCTCTTCATCCAACTGTTGTTTTTTCTGCTGGTCATAGTTCTTTGGCTTTTCAATGCCAAATTCCTCGTAGAGGTAGTCATCATCAACAGGGAGAGAGAATGTAGTGTGAAGGCGCGTAAGAATGTTCACTTTCATATTGGGGTCAGTATCTTTTTTCTCAGGGAAACAGAACTTGCCACCAGCAGTGTTAATACCCATGTGCGCAAATATGTCAGCCATGTCATAGTTCAGCACGTTGAGGACGAATTCCCTATCCGCCTTTGCAACGGCTTCTTCCACCTTCTTGTGCACGGTACCAAGTGCTTGTGTGCCCTTTGCAGATGCTTCCGTCGTCAATGTGTTGCCAAGAATTAGCTTGGAGATTTCACTGTTGCAGCGTTCTATGAAACGGTCGTAGACTTCCGCCGAGCCTGTCTTGTTTCCCGCCTCACGCAGCTGCAGTTCCGTGTCCTTCCCATGGATAAAGGTGGCAAGCGAACCGATGGAGTTTGCATCTTGAAGGGCACGTGCACGCGCATCTTCGTCGTCCGTCTCGTAAGTGTATTCCTGTATGGGCATACCGAACACCTCCGAGAACTGTGCCCAGTCGGCAGTCGTGTTACGCTTGTAGATAACCCATGGCGCAGCCCTTGCAAGCAGTCCAAGGTCAGTGCTGCCGCCGATGAAGAGCAAGTCTTCAAATTCCTCCCACGATGTTCCCAGTATATCCGTCTGTCTGGTGAGGATGAGCTTGCGGACAGGCTCCACGTGCTTACGCGGCACAAGGTCGTAGTCCACCCACTCACCCTTTTTGTAGAACTGCATCAATGAAAAACCCCAGAAGCGCGCATCAAGTATATCGGCCACACAGCGATAGAACCATGGCGAAAACAACTGCTCATTGATTTCCTCGTCGGGCTTTCCGTTGCGGTGGAACTCAATGCTTGAGCTTAAAACAGCGTTCTTTCGCTTGTCAATGACGCTTGACAAGTGAGCATCGAGCAAAATGTCATTGTAGAGGTCATAGAGTTTTGCCCGCTGCGTGTAATCAACGTTCTCTGCAGCCTTGACAGCCGTTATAAAGTCAGCAGTGTCTATGTTGAATCGCTTTGGCTGTGTCAGCCTGATAATGGCTGGCTGTCGTTGTCCGGGGCGTGGCATATTGCCACTGATGGTTATGCGTGTATTCTTCTTTGCCATGATTATAATCTGTTTTCTCTTTTTCTGTTACTTTTGAACATGAGTGCTGCCTTTGCTGCCCTCTCGTCTTCAGGCAGGAGCGGTACGCCATCAATGGATATTTCTTCCTTGGACACCGCCTTCATCCATTCCACGGCTCTTTCATATCGGTCTTTACGCACCTGCGAAAGTTTCATGGGATTGTGGATGCAGAAGATGTGGTAGACGGCAATATCAATGACCATCATCAAAACAAGCTGGTTGCGCTCATTGCCTGTTGCTGCGAAGATGGCGTTACAGTCATAGCGTTTATACAGATAGCTTCGCATTTCGGCTATCGCCCTGTCTTCGCAAATTTCAACGAGCGTTTCATCATCTCTTACAAGCGCATCGAGTATCTCGCGGTGTACGCTTGCATCATAGTCTTTTATGTCTATAAACTGGCTCATATCCTATGTCTGTTTTTTATTCTTATACTTTTTCGTGATTGTATCAGTGGACGGTCTGCGCGCTGTGCCGTTTGGTCTATCTTCCTGTTACCACCCTCTACGGCATCAGGTCCGTCGGCTGGATATTTCAAGGAGAGCGTGAACAGCTTGAATTGGTCTTCAAGTTCCTTCATGTGAGGGTTGTCCTGTTCCTCCTCGTTAAGAATCAAGTTGCCCTCCCGGTTCATCGGTTCAAGATTTGCCTCGATACGCGTTGCCTTGTCTGTCTTTTTCTCCTCATCGCCCTGAATATAGAGCGTGATGTTTTTCTCCTTGCGCACCTTTCGGACGAGTGGTCGGAAGACCTGCTGGAAGAATGGATCCTGCAGTTTGTTGTTCTCCATCCAGCAGTAGACGGTGCTGCGCCCTGCCACGTATTCAAGCAACTGGACATACCAGTCGATGAATTCGGCATTGAGTGCCTGTGCAAGGCGCGCCTTTATGACATAGAGCTTGCCGTCTCTTTTCCCCAAGAGCATAACCGCCTTGAAGGACTTGCCCTTTTTTCCTTTCGACTCACCCGGTGCAGGGTCTCCGTAGATGACAAGAAACTTGAACTTGGACAGCGCAGGCACCTTGCCATAGACCACCTGCTTGAATATCTCCCCCTCTGAAATAGGGTTGTTGAAATATTCGTGCTGTTGCGAAAGCGTGGAAATCTTAGACAATGTGCGGTCTATGTGCTCTTCCGTATTTTTCTCCGGCCAGGTGCTCTTGCCGCTTTTATCGCGTATGTTGACTATGTCCCAATGGTCGGCCATCTCACCGGCACGGGTGATGCAACAATCCTTGGCAATGATGTTGCCACAGAAAATCACCAATGTCGGTTCTGAGGTGGAGCGGGTTGGATAAAGTGCTTGCTCCCACCATTCCCACCGTTTCTGAATGGTGTCAGGGTTCTTGGTATCCTCGTCAGTGTCGAAGTCGTCAATGAGCAGCACATCGGGGCGTATGGCTTCATTACGGGAGCCACGGGGAGACTGCCCTGCGCCGATGCCGCGAAAGGCCACGCCACCCTTTGTAATGAACTCGTCTTCCGTCCACGCCCCAATTGTTTGCTGCTTTCCATAATAGGCAATGATACGCCCATTGGCCTCAAGGTTTCCCCTGTAAGGGGCAAGCAGGCGGACAGCATTGTCCTTGCTGTTGGAGGTGAGAATGACATTGCGTTTCTTTCCTGTAAGTGTCAGGTACATGACAACGAACATCGTGATGGTTGACTTTGCCAGCTCGCGCGACCATGAGATGACTTCATACCATTCGTCATGCGCTATCAGACGGCGGATAGCCCGTTTCTGAAAGTCGGCAAATTCATATTTGGCATAGTTCGGAAAGAAGTATTGTATCCATTCTATTGGGTGCGCCTCAAGATATATACGATGCTTCTCTCGTTCCGCCACGCTCATCTCCTTGTCAACAGGGGTTGAGCGCATAATGTCCTGACGGTATTTTTCCCAATCAAGTAAGGCGTTTCTGTCTGTTTGCTTCATATTCTTATTTCAATTATAGAAGTGATTTGATAAAAGCGTCAGAGAGCTGTGTAAGCTCTTTCGCTTTGCCAAGGTCTATGGGACGTAGGAACTCTATGAACTTGGTCTGCACACTGATGACATCAGCAATGCCGACATCAGTCTCCATCTTCCGGATAGCGGCAGACAACTTGCCGAGGATGTCCGCCTCAGCGTTGCTTGCGAAGCGCTCACCCTCTGGTTTCTCGGCTATTTTCCTGTTTATCTCGGCTACCTGGCGGTAGAGGTTCGCCACTTGTTCCTCACGTGTGAGCGTGAGTCCGACCTTCTGCTCCTCCCATTTGCCGTCGGCTATCCATCGGTTGACGGAGACACGGGATACTCCGACGCGGTCGGCGATTTCCTGCTGCGTGAGATTCTCCTTCAGATAGAGCGTCTTTGCCCATTCCTTTTTCTGTGTATTGCTTAAATTGTTTGCCATTTTCACCAAATTATAATGCAAAGGTGAGGTGTTTTAATGATGTTTGCAAATCTATTCCGTATGATACAACTTTATGCCATAACTATTTGATTGTAAGTTGTGTATGATAAAATGGAGGTTTGCAAAATTGCGGAAAATCTTCCACCTTTGCATCAAAAATCGAAATAACGAAATTTGGAAATGAAACGATTCTTTAATATCATTCCTGGCTCAGATACCTGCTGTGTCCTTTTATATGGCGACATCGGTGATAGCTATAGCACCATCACCAGCAGTCAGATAACACGCGAGCTGATGGAGGCGGAGGTGACCTATAAGAATATAGACGTCCGCATCAATAGTATAGGAGGCGAAGTCTATGCAGGCATTGCCATCTTCAATGCCCTGCGGGCAAGCAAGGCGAATATTACGATATACGTCGATGGCGTAGCTGCATCCATGGCAAGTGTGATAGCGTTGTGCGGGAAGCCCGTGTTTATGAGCCGTTATGCGCGCCTGATGCTTCACAGCGTCAGTGGTGCCTGCTATGGCAACACCAAGGATATGAAAGAAATGATGGAGCAGATGGAAAGCCTTGAAGATACCCTCTGCGACATGTATGCCGATAAACTGGGCAAGGACAAGGAGAGCATCAAGGCTGCTTATTTCGATGGTGATGACCATTGGCTGTCAGCAGAAGAAGCCCAAGCTCTCGGCTTCATCGATGGTATATACGATGCAGAGCCTGTCCCCGAAGAAAGCACCCCGGAGCAAATTTACGCAATATTCAATAACAGGCTCAATGAGCCACAAAACAGTTTTAACATGAATTTAGAAGAGTTGAAAAAACGTCCGCAGTTCAAGGACTGTGCGACAGATGCCGAAATACAGGCACGTTTGGGTCAGTTGGAGGCAAAGGCAGGCAAGGTGAGTGCGCTTGAACAGGAAAACACCACCCTGAAGGCGAAGGTGCAGACGTTCGAGCAGGCTGCCGAAGCAGAGGCGGAAGCCAATCGAAAGACGCTGCTTGACGCTGCCGAGCAGGACGGCCGTATCAATGCCGAGACACGCTCTGTTTACGAGAACCTGCTGAAGGAACACCCCGAAGATGGCAAGAAGGCACTTGCGGCGTTACCTACCAAGAAAATGGTCAAGGACACGCTGCCAGGTGGTCAGCCATCCGAAGAAAGTCCTTGGCAGCAGCGTCAGCGTGAGATTAGAGACAAATTTCACGGAAAGCTGTAGATACCTTGAGAGATAAACAATTAACAAGATAAACGACAATGGCAATTAACATCAAAAATTCCAACTACAATGGTGAGGTGCTGGAGCAGCTCCTCACTGTTGCGACAACTAACAACGAAATTGTTAGCAAGGGGCTTATCCACGTAATCCCAAACGTGTCGAAGAAAATTTCCATTCCGCGTCTGCGGACAAGCAAGATGCTCCAACAGGATAAAGAAGACCCCCAAGTGAGTGATAGCAAAGGTGGATTCGACTACTCTGAAAAGGCTCTTGAGCCAGAGAGTTTCATGGCGTTCACCGTGTTCAATCCACGTACGTTTGAGAGCATCTGGAGACCATTCCAGCCAAAAGGAGATCTCGTATTTGCAGAACTGCCGCCAAACGTGCAGAACCAGTTGCTCGATGCGCTTTCCAAGCAGGTTCAGTTCGAACTCGGCTTCCACTATGTGAACGGCGAGGCTGGCAGTGACGACGACCACCTGTTCAATGGTATTTTGACACAGGCAGTAAAGGATACAGACGTCATCGTAGCCAAGACCGATTCAGCTAAGCAAGTCGAGCGTCTGGCAGCAGTCCGCAAGGCGATTCCAGTCGCAATCCGAGAGAATCCGAACTTACGCATCCTGATGAGTGTAAACGATTTCGACAAGTATGATGATGAGTTGACCTCGCGTGAGTACAAGAATCGCGATGAGACGACACGTAACATCAAGCGTTACAAAGATATCCAGATTGAGACTCTTTCGGCATGGCCTGATGACCTCATCGTTGCTACACTCTGTAGCCCCGATGCCATGACATCTAACCTGTTCGCAGCCGTGAACTTGCAAGACGATGAACATGTCATCAAAATAGACCGCGTAAGCAACATGAGCGAGCTGTACTTCTTCAAGATGCTGATGAAGGCTGACACCAATATCGCATTTGGTGAAGAATTCGTTGCGCTTGACAAACGTACATCGCCGAAGTTCCTTCCTCGCGGGTAAAAAAAAGTACAAACATTACATAACTATTTAAAACGATAAAAAATGGGAAAGAAGACAGAAGAAAAAGAGGGAAAGGTAACCATCAAGGTAACAGAAGATTTCCTCGACAAGTTTGACAATGCTATCCGCTATGAGGCGGGTAAAGTGCTGGAGTTTGATGCAGAGCGCGCCGAGGACGTCGTGAAACGCGGCCTGGCAGAGTTTGTAGAACCTGAACTGCCACAAGGCTAATGAGCTACCCAATGAAATTCCTTGTAATCCACTGCACAGCCACTCCCGAAGGCCGTGAGGTGATCTCTGACGAAATACGTGCATGGCACACCAACGCCAAGAGCAAAGGTGGCCGTGGCTGGAAGCAGGTGGGTTACACGGACATGATACATTTGGATGGCCGCATAGAGCGGCTGGTGGCCAACAATGAAGATGCAAACGTTGACCCGTGGGAAGTCACCAATGGTGCAACAGGCTATAACAGCGTGAGTCGGCACATAGTGTATGTGGGTGGTTGCGACAAGGCAATGAATCCCAAGGATACACGTACTGCCGCCCAATGCGAGTCGCTGAAACGCTATGTCCAGGATTTCCACCGCCGCTTTCCGCAAATACGGATAGTCGGGCATCATCAGTTGAATTCGGGCAAGACATGCCCAAGCTTTGACGTCCCGACGTGGCTGCATCAAATTGGCATCAGGCAAGTTTAAATAACCAATCATAAGCAAAGAACAATGGCAGATACTATATTACAGATTCTGCAATGGGCAATTCCCTCAGGCGGTATCGGTGTTGCCATTGCATGGATTGCCAACCGCCGTCTCCGCACGGTGGAGGAGAAAAAGAAAGTAGAGGACACTTACAAGCAGATGTACGACATGGTGAGTAAGGAGCTTGTCGGTCTTCAACAGCAAAATCAAGCAAATTATGAAAAAATCGAAGAACTGCAAAACGAGAACGGCAAGACCCGCCGTGCACTCCTTCGCCTGTCGAGGGCTATCGAGGCTATCCAGCTGTGTCCTCATCGGGCTGCTTGTCCTGTCAGCAGCGAGCTGTCGCTCGTCGAAGAAGCTGACACAGGAAAGCCGCGTCGAGCAAAGCATGGCAGAGGAGGTAGACAGCGAGGTGATGAACTTCAGCGAGACACGGATTCAGCCAGTGAAGGTGCCGATGTCATCAGTAAACCTGGATATCAACCTCGACTCCCTGCGCCTGTTACCCATCGGGGCGGGCTACACTGCGAGGAAGGGACAGGCACATGTGAAAGTGAGTCGTCGTCCACCGATGGCTGACGCCCCCGAACGGATAATCATCGAAGCCGGTTGTGACAGCCTTGAACTTGCCTGTGCAAGCCTTACAAAGACGGTCAGTGCTCTCAAAAAGCGCCTTGCCCGTCAGCAGTACAAGAACGAGAACAGGCGTGAGGAGCTAAAAGAAAAGGCCTCTTTCAATAGCGTTCAAACAGCGTTCAAATGGCTGTTGACAGGCTTCCTGACGGGCTTGATACTATCAAAGATAAAAACGATCATTTCATTTATAAAACGAAAACTATATGGCAAATAAAGATTTTTTGTATGGCCTTAGCAAAATTACCTTTGCGGGTAAGGTTGTCGGCTATATTGAGAAGGACAGCTTTGAGTGGAACGGAAAAGCACCTGAAAGCGTCGATGTTGATGCAGAACAGGTGCCCGATGCTCCGGTACTGACACTGGTGCAGAAGAACGGTACCGTAGAGCCTAAATTCAACATGATACAGCTCAACTACGAGAATATGGCAGCCATGCTCGGCGGTAAGGCTACAGCCACAGGCTGGGAAGCACCAACAGCATTGCTGCAGCTCAGCGGCGAATGTATCATAGACACGCCAAGCGGCAAGCGCGTCAAGATTCCTAACGCCGTGCTGCTGTCCAACCTCGGAGGCAAGCTGACATTGACGGAAGTATCCAAGATAGAGTGCCAGTTGAAGGTGATGAAGCCTGCCGACGGCAGTGCTCCTTACTCTATCAGTGATATCAGTGCGGGCTAAAAGGCGTAGGCTATGGATGAAAGAAAAGTCCAACAGGAGGCATCGGAAGCCCTGCTTGATGTGGGGGTGTCGGTGCCTCTGAAGCCTATCCGCCTGCCATTCCGCAAGAAACGGCTGTTGTTAAGACTGACAATGCGCCGCCCAAGGCTAAGCACGCAAATAAAGATAGCCCGCCTTTACTTAAGTTTAGGTGTAACCTATGCGGAGTTGGAGGCGCTTGACAAAGATGGGCAGATGTGTTTTATTGCCGAGCATGGCAAGACTATTTCAGACATGGTAGCCTTGACGATGTGTGGCAAGTGGTGGAAGCCCGTGTGGCTCGTATCGTGGATACTGCGCCATTGGGTTGAAAATCTCTACATGCAGGTGGCAATGATGAAGTTCGTCTTGCTGCTGGGCACGGAAAGTTTTACGAATATTATCAGATCAGCCGAGATGACGAATCCGATGAAGCTGAGACTGAGCCAAAAGAAGAAGGGGAGTTAGCGACTCAGTACGAGGGAAGTCATAGCCCCTTTGGTCTGATATGGCAGATTGCCAATGCAACGGGCTGGAGCCGGGAGTATATCTTGAACGGCGTGAACTATCAGACGCTCATGATGATGTTGGCGGACGCTCCACGCTACATCAAGAAGAAAAAAGAGAGCAAAGAAGAAAAAGAGGAAGAAGCAGACAACGTTTTGGACTTCTTCCAAAGTAATCTCCAATCAGAATAAAACTCAAAGGAAAATGAAGGCAGTGGAAATCGAATTCTTGATGAAAGGCAACCTGAAGCAAGGCTTGCGGGAAGTCGGCGGTGAGGCAGATGTGCTGGACAGCCGCCTGCGTGGGCTGCGCAATACGGTTGGTGGTATCTTCGCTGTTGATAAGAGCGCAGAGTACATTAAGAAAATTGTTGATGTTCGCGGAGAAATCGAAAGCCTTCAGATTTCCTTTGAGACCTTGGCGGGCAAGACAAAGGGGGACAAATTGTTTGGAGACATCAAGGAATTTGCCACCAGCACTCCCATGATGATGAATGACCTTGCCAAGGGTGCGCAGACACTGTTAGGTTTCAATATCGAGGCAGAGAAGGTGATGCCTATCCTCCATCAGATCGGCGACATTTCCATGGGAGACTCTCAGAAATTCAATTCTCTCGTGCTTGCCTTTGCCCAGATGAGCTCTACGGGCAAACTTATGGGGCAGGACCTCCTGCAGATGATCAATGCCGGCTTCAACCCGCTTGTTGTCATAGCTGAAAAGACAGGCAAGAGCATAAGCACATTGAAGGAGGAAATGTCAGATGGCAAGATAAGTGTCGAGATGGTTGCAGACGCCTTCGCTTCTGCCACGGGTGAAGGTGGCAAGTTCCATGGTATGCTCGAAAGGCAGAGCAAGGGAATGAAAGGTGCTGTCAGCAACCTCGAAGGAGCATGGCAGGATGCAATGAATGCCATGGGCGAAAGCAGTGAGGGCTTCTTGATGGAGGGTATTGAGCTTGCAACGTCAGCAGTCAAGAACTACGAGAAGCTGGGGGCGGCTATTTTCACAGTCATAGCTGCCTATGGTGAATATAAGGGTACGTTGATGGCTGTTCAGGCATTGCAGAACGTCATGAACAGGCAGAAGACCATCATAGAGGCTGACCGTGTGAACGAGCTGAAGGAACTTGTCGATAAGTACAAGAATGCGAATACCGATGCCATTAACAATGAGACAGCTGCTACACAGGCAAACACCGCAGCAAAGGCGGCAAGCAAGACGGCCATTGATGTAGAGGTGGCCGCCGTGGAAAATGAGCTGCGTGCGCACTTGGCAGCAGCTGAAGCAAAATCTGCCTCTGCCTTTGCAGAACATGAGTTTGCCAATCAGATGGTGGACGATGCCGTTCGTGGTGTCGCTGCTGCCCAGGAGAATTTGCAAGCTACCTTGCAAAGCGGTGATGCAAAGGCTATCGAAAGCGCACAGGAGGAATTGAATACTGCCGTTAAGGAGCGCAATACAGCAGAAGAAGTGCGAAACGCAGCTGCAAAGAACTCCACCGCTGCATACACGCACAAGCAGGCTGCAGCACAGCAACTGTCGACTTTCCAGACACAGGTGGACACAGTGCAGAAGAACGCCAACACTCGTGCTACGAGTCTTTGGGCGGCAGCTACCCGTATGGCTACGACGGCCATGCAGAGCCTGAAGGTGGCCTTCATGTCAAACCCTTTTGGAATCGCCCTGGTAGCCATTACTTCAATGGTAGGGCTTCTGTCAATGTTCTCCTCGGAAACGGAAAAGGCCGCCGATGTTACCAACCGCTTCCGTGACAAAGTACTCCAGCAGCAGTCGCAATTAGACACCTATCATGCAACGCTTGCAAATGTCGAGAAAGGCTCTAAAAGCTACAAGACTGCCCTTGATGGCATCAACGCTGTCGCCAAGGAGTATAACACGCAGGAGCTGTCGCTCAATGACACCTTGGCTGACCAAAAAAGGAAGTACGAAGATTTGACGGAAGCTATCCGCCAGCAAGCAGCAGAGAGAACGCTGGCAGAGGCAGCGGCAAAGGCCAACGAAGATGCCATGAATGCCGAGAAAGACGCCATGGACAGCTTGATGGAAAAAGCCAAGGACGCAACGTACAAGGAGATGCGTGAAGTTGTGGAGAGCACCCCTGAAGGCGTTACGGTAATGGTCAACAAGACGGTGGATGTTGCCAGTGAGAAACTACGTCAGGTAACGTCTGCGACATGGAATATGATTTCCACCGAGATAATGAATCATGCGGCGGATATTTCGGCTGCCTTTGCAAAATCCCAGGAAGATGGCACCAAGGCAGTTGAGGAAGAGGTTCGTGCAATAGAAGGCATCTTGCAGTCATTGGGAGTGACGGATAAGGAAATAGAAGCTTTCCACGATAACCTTTACGAATACGTGGAGAAATCTGCCATGGGCTTCAGTGACTCCTATGGAGAGCTTGAACGGACAAAAGCACAGTTGGAAGGAATTGCCAATGCTGTCGTCGAGACGAAAGACACGACCAACGAGGCTATCAGTCAAATGAACTATGAGCAGCTGGTTCAGAAGATGCAAAGCGTCCAAACTGAGATAGACAGCATCAACTCCAAGGAAATAAGGGTTGAAACGGACAACACCCGCCTCTTGGAACTGAAGACGCTCCTTACTGACATCAACAAGCTGCTCCCCAACGCACTTACCGTTGGCTCTGACGCCGACCTTGAAAAACGCCTGCAGGAGTTGAAAAAGCAGCGCGATGGGGAAATTTACGGCTCGAAGAACTGGAAAAACTACAATAAGCAAATCGGCAGGCTGACAGCTCAGCTCTCCAGCCATAAAAGCAACTACGCTGAAACTATTCAGCGGGAAAACAACAGAAAGAGTAAAAAGAAGAAAAAAGAAAAGAAAGGTTTATCTAAAGAAGAGATAGCCCGCCAACAGGCTCGTTACCAAGAAATAGTTGAAGAGCAAAAAGAAGCGCGCAAGCGTGCGGTGCGGGATATGGAATTGGAAACGCGACAGGCACAGATAGATGCCATGAGGGAAGGTTCCAAGAAAACCCTCGAACAGATACAGCTTGACTTTGAAAAAGAAAAGGAAAAGATAAATCGCGAATATGAAGATTTAAAGAAAGGCAAGATTGAAGCGGCACAGAAGGCGTGGGAAGCTAACCCTGCCAATAAAAAGAAAGTTTTTCATGCAAATCCTTCTGACAGCCGTTTTGCTTATACAAAGGCAGAAGAAGAGAACAAAAAAGCGCAGGAAGAAGCGGCAAGGCAGGACTTCTTGAAAAAACGCTCTGACGTATTCAGTGCCGACCGGCAGGCCATGCGCGACTATCTCAAGGAGTATGGCACGTTTAACCAGCAGAAACTGGCCATCGCAGAAGAATATGCCGAAAAAATCAAGAAGGCTACAACTGAAGGAGAGCGCAAGAAACTGATAGCCGAGCGCGATTCTGCACAAGGAAAGATAGAAGTAGAAGCTATCAAGCAGAGCATCGACTGGGGCAGTGCCTTCAGTGAGTTCGGTGCCTTGTTCAAGTCAGAATTAGACCCGCTGCTGAGTAAGCTGCGCAAGATAACTGAAAGCAAGGATTTCAAAAACAGCAGCGTTCAAGACCAGTCAATTGTCTTTGAGCTCATACATCGCCTTGAGCAGAGTGCCGCCGCATGGGACGGCGAGATTTTCAAGAAAGTCAGCGATGATATGGTTGCCTATCAGGCGGCAATGGAGAAACTGATAGCCGCACAGGAGGTGGAACGCCATGTGTATGAGGAAACGGCCGATAGCCTGAAAGATGCGCGGGAGAAATTAGAGCAGGCACAGGCGGAAGGCAACACCGAGGAGATGGCGCGATGGCAGGCAGAGGTAGACCGTCTGGTGGCTGAACAGAATGCTGCAAGTACAGCTGTGTCAGCATGTGGTAAGGCAGCCAACGAGGCTACCGAAAATCTAAAAGCAAGTGCTGATAGGGCAAAGGGTATGTTCGAGGGTTTGGAAGGTGCGATAAGCGGTCTTACGAGTGGTACCCTAAAAGGCATAGGTAACGCCTTGATGCGCCTTGACAAACTTTTTGGCGGTGGTGAGACTACAAAGGCTGTCGGCAACGCTTTTGCCAAGGGTGTCCAGACCTTGTTCGGAAAAGACAGCAGCGTCAGCAAGGCACTTTCGACAGCTCTCGGAAACACAGGCATGATGGGCGAAGTCATCAGTGCCATGCTTGGTATCTTGGACACCATTGCGCAAAATGGCATCAGCGGTATCGTGACGAGCCTTCAGGACACCATCTTAGGTGCTGTGGAGAAGATGCTGGAAGAGGTGTTCAGCGGTAATATCATCATGAAGCCGCTCAGCAATTCCATGCAGCATCTTAACAACATCTTGGATACCGTTACGTTTGGTGGCTTTCACAAGCTGACCAGCCTGCTTGGCGATGGAGACAGTGACAAGCACCTCGAACGCGACCTTGAAAAACTCACCCAGAGCAACGCCGACTTGAAACAGGCATTGGAGAACCTTACCGATGAGATGAGCAAGGCGAAGGTAAACGATGCAGGCGGTCTTTACGAACAGCAGAAGAAGAACATCAGGGAACAGGAGCGCAATGCGCAGGAAAAGATGGCGCGCAGTGGAAAGGCGTACACCAATGGTGATTGGTACAAAGCATGGACTAACGGCAAGCATAGCTCAAATTACAAGATAGACAAGGGTATGAGCAGCCGTGAGTGGGACGCAATCAGTAAGCTGCTCGGAAAAGAAGTGCGTAGTGCCAGCGATTTCTGGAAGCTGTCGAGCAAGGAGATGTATGAAGTGGCCACGAAACTGACCAGTGAATACAGCCATTTGAAAGACCTTGCAAATGACGGGTACAAAGATGCTGCGCAGTTCATGGACGATTACATCGGCTATTGGAAGCAGCTGGAGCAGATAGAGAACGCCTACCGTGAGAAGATGACAGGTATCAGCTTTGACTCTGCTCGCGAATCGCTGAAGAGCCTTGTGAAGGACGTCAAGAACGGCAGTCGTGAGGTATTGAAAAGCGTCGATGAGATGTTCCAGGACGCCATCTTGAATTCGCTGATGTCCAATAAATACAGCGAAAAGCTGCAGGAGTGGTACAAGGCGTTTGCCGCAGCCATGGAGGACGGTCTGTCCAATGGCGAGGCAAGCAGTCTGCGCGAGATGTACAAGAAGATATTCGATGAAATGAACAAAGAGCGCGACGAAGCCTACAAGTCGGCTGGCATTGACCCTACGGACAGTACGCAGCAGGCAGGGCGAAGCGGAGCGTTTGAAACAATGACGCATGACCAAGGTACTAAGCTGGAGGGACTCTTTACCAGTGGGCAGCTGCACTGGGCGAGCATGGACTCCTTGCTGGCAAAGATAGCTGAACGATGGGCAGCGGCATCAGACCAATTAGCCCAGTTGGTTGAGAATACAAGCTACTGTAAACATCTTAAGGATATTTCTGAAGATATAAAATCGATTAAGCGTGACGGATTTAAAATGAGATAACATTATGGCAAGACACATATTATCAGGTCAGGTTATCGTCAATGGTACTGACATCTGGACAGTATATAGTGCCTTCCTGCGAGAAGAGCAGAAGGGAGGGCATGAGAACTTGAACGCGCTGCTTGCACCTGCCAAGACAAAGGGCAATGTGGCGGTAAACATTCGGGAGCAGAACGGTGAGGAGTACAGTGCCGACCTTCGGCCAAGGAGCGAGGGGCGCGACGTAACGCTGCATTTTGCCATCAGCGCCACATCGACTGCCGAATTCGTCCAGCGTTACATCACCTTCGTCAAATTCCTGAAGTCGGGCGACAGAGGCTGGCTCACTTTTAGATTCCCAACGCTGGGCTTGGAAATGCGAATGTTCGCAGACCAATTTCCTAACGGATTCACAGCAATAAGCAACCTATGGACAGAAGGGCAGCAATGCGGAGCGTTCAAGGTGAAGTTCCGTGAGCCGGTTGCATCATTTTAATAGTATTTTATTGGCGTTTAAATAGCACGAAAATGATAGAAATATACGGACGGGACAACAGTTTGAAATGCCGAATAGAACCAGGCAGCAACAGTCAGCAGGATAAGACCCTCGGTGGCGACAACCTGCTGTCCCTTTCATTCGTGCACTATGACTTCGTGCAGCTCGACGTGAACGATTACTGCGAATTCGAGGGCGAACGCTACTGGCTGCAGGAACGTTACCTGCCCACCCAAAAAAGTGAGGGCGAATGGAGCTACGACGTGAAGCTCTATGGAATTGAAAGTCTCATCAAACGGTTGCTGGTGTTGAAGAACCCCGATGGCGAGAACGAGGCCGTATTCACGCTTACCGCTCCTGCTGCAGACCACGTGCGTCTTATCGTTGGCAGTATCAATGCCGGTATGGGCAACTCGGCGAATTGGAAGATGGGAGCTGTCATGGCAACGGAGAACCTGACCATTGATTACAACGGAACATACTGCGACGAGGGATTGCGTCTCGTTGCAGAAGCCGCCAAGACAGAATGGTGGGTGGAGGGACAGACGGTAAACGTCTGCCGTTGCGAGCATGGCGAGGAACTGACACTTCGCTATCCTGAGAGCATTACACAACTGGAACGTGATACTGCCGATGGTGCGAAATTCTATACGCGACTGTTCCCTATGGGAAGCTCACGCAATATTGACCGTGCAAAATATGGTTCTGTTCGTCTCCAGCTTCCTGGCGGCCGCAAGTATGTGGATATGAACGTTGATAAATATGGCATCTTCCACCATTACGAGGAAGCCGCCTTTTCAGCCATTTATCCACGGCGTGTCGGTACGGTAAGCGAAGTGAGAGAGACTACGGTAAAGGGCAACGATGGCAAGCCGTTCAAGATATATTGGTTCAAGGATGGTGAATTGCCATTCAATCCTAACGAATATGAAATAGGTGGCCTTGTAAAGCACGTGGTGTTCCAAAGCGGCGAGCTTAACGGCCGCGACTTTGAGGTGAACTATCACGCCGGTAGCCAGGAGTTCGAGATTATCACGACATGGCCATACAGCGATGATATACAGTTGCCTGGCGGAACCCTCGTCCCAAAGTCAGGCGACAAATACATACTTTGGAACATTCGCATGCCCGATGAATATTACGGCTTGGCCGAGCAGGAGTATCTCGAGGCTGTCGAAGCATTCAATGCCAAGCACTGCATTGACACCTCAGTATATAAATGCCCTACGCACCATGTATGGGTGGAACGTAACAACGTACAAATATATGTTGGGCGAAAAATACGCTTGGAAAATGAGCAGTATTTTCCTGAAGCAGGGTTTCGCAGTAGCCGTATCACACGTATAAGCCGTAGCGTGGCACTGCCAAGTCAGATGGACATTGAAATCAGTGATGCTACAAGCACGGGTGCCATGACACGTATCACCGATAGTATCAATGAAACCAAGAGGTATGCAAGGGAGGCACTTGGAGCATTACCGGACATTATCCGAAGTGGCGACACGACGAAACCTACAGATACCAACCTGTACAGTGCCCGACGGACGCACAAGGAATTCCTGAGTAAGAATTCACCCGACACGGCGCGAGAGTTGATAACCTTTTTGCGGGGCATCGCATTGAATGGCGGTGCAGGTATCGACGGAGCGGGTAACGCTATATTGAAAGCTATTCAGACACTGGGCTTTGAAAGGACGATAAACGGCTTTGGTGTTTGGCTCGATGAGAAGGGGTGTGCCCATGGGCAAATAGATTATTTGGAGGTGATAGGCAAGGCTATATTCCGTTCGCTACAAATCGACGAGTATAAGCACATCGGCGGCAACATCGTTCTGTCAGGCGCAAATGCCATCATAGAAAAAGTTGTGCCTGTAACGGGTGGCTGGAAGTGCTACCTCCACACGGACGATGGCGACAAAGCTATCACCAATGATTGGGAGGCTGGCGACCAAGCACTGTGCCAAACGTTCAATATAAAGGCAGGCGTCTATGAGAACGTCAGCAATACGTATTACTGGCGTTGTGTGTCGGAGGTTGGACAAAAGACCGACACCGAAGAAGCGTATATCGTTATCACGGACGATGACGCCTATCGAGATAAAAGCATAGAAAACGATGAGCCGAAGGCTGGTGACAATGTCGTGCTGTGTGGGCACAACACGCTGTGGGACATTGCCCACGGTGTAGAGCCGACATTACACCGCAACCGTATGAATGTTACGATGATTACCACCTCAAAAGAGGAGGGCGGAACAATCGAAGTATACCGCAACATTCACGACTTTTCGCTGAATAAAGGTAACGCAATATTTCATTTGTCCAGCGACAAAATCTATATGAATAGCCGCCACTTCGAATGGATAAGTTCCGATGGTGAGCGTATTCCAAACGTGTTATACCGTGGTGATTGGCTACTGGGCACGGTGGCTGCGAAATATGAAGCGTGGTACCGCAGTGGGGGCACGTGGCTTTCCCTTGTGGACGGCAATACCGATGAACCTACGGAGCAGTCGCCGAAGTGGAAGAAATATGCTGCCAAGGGTGAGGACGGCACATCGCCCTACACGGTGCAAATTCATTCGGAAAGAGGTGGCAACGTTATACACAACGGACAGGGAGAAATCGCCATGGTGGCTACCGTCTTTCACGGCGAGCAGGATATTACAAACTCGCTCCTTCCTAACCAATTCTCGTGGGTGATACAATCAGGCAATACCGACTTCGATAGGGCATGGAACGCCCGACACGAGGCAATTGGCAATAGAACAACCATTAGTGCCGAAGAGGTGAACCTAAAGGCACAAATAGACTGCATAGTAAACATTGATAGATAAATTTATATTCACAATAAAAAAAAGAAAAAATATGGCAACAATTAAAGCAAGAGGTCAGGTCACGATTGTCGACCTCAATGACGCAAAGCAGGTGCAGCTCGTTATGAGCATCAAGCACCCAGTACAGATGTACAACCCTGACACAAAGGTATATACGCCTAACTTCGGTAGCGACAACAATGTGGTAACGCCAAAGGTGTATGTTACTGGCAATGGAACAAATTTAATAAGCAAACTCACTTCGTTGAAATACGAGGTTGGTGGAACTGTCGTGAATGCTGGGGCAACCAGTGGTCAGTATAGCGTTGCCACAATACCAGCAGGCGGTGCGCTTACCATTAAGGGCAACATAACAGGCAACTCGCTACCCATCAAGATAACGGCAGTATATCATGATGACGATACGGCGCAGGACACCACGCTCGAGGCGCAGGGCTTTGTCGTGAAGACAGCGAATGCTGGTGCGCTCTTTCAGGTTGTCCTCACACAGCCAAAGGGTAACAGCTTTGATGCGGGCAACAATATCTCCACCCTTACGGCGGAAGCCAAGTGCTACCGTGGTGGCACGCAGGACACGGACGGCATCACTTACAAGTGGTACTCGCTCAACTTGAAGACGCAGGCGTGGGAGCTTTTTTCAAGTGGCACTGCAACTGCCGCAGGTGTATCAATACTCTCCGTAAAGGCAGATGACGTGCTGAATGTTCAGACATTCAAAGTTGAAGCCATCGACGGCACTGACAAGGCGGAAGCTATCGTAACATTCGAGGACAGGACAGACCCCTATACATTGGAGCTTTTTTCGCCAACAGGACTACAGATAAAGAACGGACAGGGCTCAACCACCCTTTGCGCCCGAGTGTATCGTGGAGAAGAACGCATCGAGGACGAAAACACGACCTCAAAGAAGTTCACCTATACATGGACTAAGTTTGACAAGAACGGCACTAAATCGAATTTTGCTGGCGCAACTTCGGCGCAAAAAACAGGCAATCCGCTCATCGTGTCAGCCACCGACATAGACCAAAAAGCCACCTTCTATTGCGAGGTGAGTATATAAGCACAACCGTACATCCATGGATATACAACCGTACATCCATAGATATACATTTTTATATTAACTCTTTAAATTTTACAACTATGACGAAATGTTTAAATTTTACGCTTAGAGAACAAAAAATGAGTGTAGGCTCAAAGAAAGGGCAAAAAGTGTTCATAGCACGCCCAACCGACCGTCAACGAGTCTCTCACCGCCAATTCTGCGAAGAAGTAGCACACGCCACCACCTTTACAGGAGCCGAAGTGGAAGCCGTATTGCGACTGGCTGCCGAAATGGCTAAACACCATGTAGAGAGCGGAGAAAGCGTAGACTTTGGCGACATTGGCACACTATCGCCATCGTTCAAATCGAAAGCCGTAGACCACATAGAAGACTTCAACGCCACACGCGACATAAAGAAGCCAATGGTGAAACTACGTCCGTCTGCCCGCTACTTCAAACTCGAAGGCGTAACCTACGAACGAGTAGAGGCAAAAACAAAAACAACCAAAGGCAACAAACCTTCTGGCGGCGACACTCAACCTCACCCATAAACACACTCTGAAAAAACAGGGAGGGCAATTTCGGTCCTCCCTACATCTGAAAAAACTTATATAACCGATGATAATAGCACGTGCATACATCTCCATTACCAATGTAAATGATGGGGAAAAGGGCGATACTGGAGATACCGCCCTGACTCTCATTGTAACTCCAAACACGTTCACCTTTCAAACAAATGATGAAGGCGATATTGAAAATTTGGCACAGAACAAGGGTAAAATACGAATGTTCCTTGGGCAAACGGAAGTTGTGCCCAGCAGCATAAGTATTACTCCAACTAATTGCTATGCGAGAATAGCTGGTGATAACACGCTGTATATTGACGGCGTAAGCCCCAACCAGTGGAGCGGTAATGTTAAGATTACCGCCAAATATAAGGGGCAGACACGCACTGCTACAGCCGAGTTTATGGTGAGTGCGCAGAAGTGGAACGAAGCCAAATTCCTTGCAAATGATACGCAGTTTAAAAGTATCATTGCGCAGAATGAGGCAGACAAACAAGGGCTTGAAAGTCGTATGACTACCATAGAGCAAGATGCGGGGAAAATTCGTTTGGAGGTGAAAAAGCAGACGTTTGGCGGAGTAAACCTACTGAAAGGCGCAAGTCTGCGACCACTCAATCTATTAAGTCTTCAACACCCTCCCTATGTAACCATTGCGAATCTCTCCCACAATGCTCACTTCGATAATCCCT